CCATCCAATCTGTACGTGTCGCGGAGCAGTGGACAATGATCTTTTTTATTTTTCTCATGTGAGAAATTCCCTCCTGATGCTTTCGCTTTCGTCTTCTGGCGTGAACTGGGAGGCCGCAAATCTTATTGATAGGGGTGGACTACGCCCAGACCATCGCATTGCTTTGCAGAGCCTCACGTCGAGCGCTACAAATATGTATATACCGTGGTACTCGTTCTTGTGTCGTCCCGTTCGAAAGCGATAGATCGGGAGGTCCGATCCTGATCCCGGCCTATCTACATGCGTAGACGTTGTGGCCTTTACTTGTACGCGAAGCATCTCGCCGTCCGGCGAGAGGCACCACAGATCGTCGTCGGGGATTTCCACATGAACGGTATGAATGCCGTGAACTTCGAGGATTGATGAGGCGAAGAACTCACCCGCTCGCCCTACAGATATAGTTGAAGTGCAATTCACTTTGCTCTCAACAAAGTTTCCAAGTGCAAAATGTTTACCTTGGCGGCTGAGAGATCGGCACGTAGGTTGGCGATCTCTCCCAGTAGTTGTTCGATCTTTAAATCTTTCGCGTCGAGACGTTTCGCGAGGCCGTCAATCTGGCTTTTCAATGTGGTGCTATACTCGCTTGCTGGATTTCCTTTGTTCTTCTCGCGGAGAGCCATGAATGACCAGAAGCCAGCGGAGCCAGCGAGAGCTATGATGAGCGTATAAATGTGTTCGTTCATAGCAAGGCCGCCGATTTTATTATTACTGCAACCATATGTACACAGCACCCGTGGGGCAGTCGTCCTTGACATGCGTACATTTCGACGCGGCAGCGCAGCCCAAGCGGAGCTGCCCATAACGTAGTCTACGATTATAATTCAGAGACTAGACTTGCGCCATAAAACAATGCGCCCGCGCCTGCTATGAATAAAACTACGCCAAGCAATGAGGATAAGATAACAAACATCTTGTCGCGTGCGGCAGCCTGCTCTTCTAGGGCTTTGCGCCTACGTACGCGCGCTGCGGCCTGCTCGCGAACGACCAAATCCCACATGCCACTAGGCCCATATAGACGGCACACTGACTGTAGGTCAGCTTGAGCTTGACGATGCGCCATCTTCGCAGATGCAATCTCGAAGGCGTCAGCTTCGGTAGACGTGAGCCGACCTAAAAAGCCTTTGTGCTTTCCGCTCTCTGCAAGGTTGATATCCGCTTCGAGCTTCGCGAGCTTGCCGAACTGCGGCAGCACGGCATTCATATCTCGTCCCGCTTTGACTGCGGAAGAGATAGACCCTGCGATTTTTGTTACTGCGCTTGCTAATGCCAAGGCTTCTACGATAGCCATCTTCACGTCCATTCATTTTTCGATACTGATAATGAACGTGCGGTTGAGTTGAGTTGAGTATTACTTGTAGTATTTCTACCCTATGGTGTCGTCCACTTTTAAGAACGCAGACTTCTCCAAAGATGAGATGTACATTTCCTTCCAGTCCTTTAATCGCATGACTACAAGACTATCTTCGAGCGCTTCAAGGTTACGTCTGGTTATGACGACGGGCGCTTCCGGCGATCTGGTCTGCTGGATATTGCGCTCGGCCTGTCGCATTGCGTCGCGTACGTTGAGACGCTCAACCCGCTTTGCTTCTACGAATACGAGCGGCGTACCCAGAAGGTCAGCGCCACCCGCGTGAAGACCGATCTTGCCTCCGCCTGATAGCGGCGCTCGCTGGCATCGCTCCTCTTTGAATACATGATCGTTGAAGTAGTGAGCGAGATCGACTTCGTACTTGTCGCCTTTGGCTTTTTGAGGGTTGCCCATTAAAACGGTATCTCCAGTTTGCGTGGTTGTCTTCGTTCTATCTCTTCGAACATACCGCGAGACCGTTGCGCTTCTAGCTCTCGCTCTGTGCAACCGTCGCACTTATACTGTCCACTTGCCCGATCCTTTGTGTCTCCGCACGTTATGCACGCTCTGTTCCACATCTTTGGCAGTGGCCTTGTCTGGTATTTCGCGCCTGGGAAATACTGTAAATTTAATCTCATCAAAATTCTCTTCGCGGTATCGACGCAAACTCCGAAGCGCTCCGCGATCTCTCGGTGACTGTACAATTCATGGTTACTATTAAGCCATGATACGTCGTCCTCTGTCATCTTTATCCTACTAGACATTAGCTGCACCGTGCCGTTGATGTAGCGTATCTAACACGGGCACAACTATAGCACAACTTATGTTGTAAAAAAGTTTACTAAAGTTGTGCTGTACGTATTGACTTTTCGTACAAAGACGATAAAATCGAGTTTACTGTAGGCGACTAAGTGAACACCTATTCACTCCGTGAATTGGTGTGAACGAGGGAAACGTGAAACTGTAGGCACGATTTTATCGGTTCCGGTACGATATATTTTTAAATATTTTTGTTGATTTTGTACGCACAACTTTAGTAAACTAAAGGTGTTGTATTTTCCCACATTGGCTGTTCACTCACACCACTGTTACAACGAACTCCCGCGCGTCGAGGTATCAACTCACGCGCGGGTTTTTTTATTGGGAGTTAGCTATGTAGCTCGGCATCTCTTCGCGATACTTGTGGGTCCACTCAGCAACCGTACTGACCGGACGCCCTACCCGCTGCGAAATCTCAACATCAGATAGCGCTGGGCGCGTGACACCATGCGCGTCTGTCCACTGCTGCGCGAAGGTTATGGCTCGCTGCTTGGATGTCTTGCCGCTAACGATGCGAACTGTGTCGTCGTCCATATTGGATGCGAACGCCATATTATAAAATGGTTCGTGTGCATCTGACCACTCCCGCACCTTTCCGAACCGCACTTGCATCATCACGTCCAGCCGTTCGTTGTCATCGAGCGCGGGTTTGGACGACAACGAATGGAACGGCGAGTTGGGAATGTCGCCCTCGAATAGACCAGCCTTCACCTCGGCTGTCTCTTTATCCCAGAACACTTGCGTTATTTTAATCTGGGTCTCAAGGACGGTAAGCTGGTTTGAGCTCCCCGCCTCACGACCCGAAGCTGTGCCTTCGCTCGGCTTGTTGCTGTGATGTAGTAACCAGACAGCAAGGCCAGCGTTACGCATCTTTAGGCAAAGCTGGTTGATGTGGCTCCATTGCTCGGCGCTGTTTTCTTGCAAACCTGGAAACGCAGAACGGATCGTGTCGATCACAACGTGGGTCGGGCGTACTGCTTTGATCCATGCTTGGAAGTTTCGTACGCCCTCCTCCGTCATCAGGTTCATGCTGTGCTCATCGTTGAACGGTGCCCAGATCATAAAGTTGTCACCCGCATCACCGAACGAACGCTTGCTGCGATCAAGAAAGTTCGCGACGTTTGCACGGCTGTTCTCGAAATCGAAGTAGAGAACGCGAGACTTCTGACCAAGATCGAAGGGGCCGAACCTGTGCTGTCCTGCGGCTGCTGCATATAACAGGTGGCGTACGAACATTGATTTGCCATGACCTGAGTATCCGAATACCTGTAGGATGGTCCCCTTCGTAGGAACAATGGGGTCAATGTAGAACTCCATACCCGCGACGTACTCACGTAAGTCATCAAGGTCGGCGGTCGTGATTGGCTTGTACTTGCGTGGCTTCTCTTCTTCCTCTGCTGGCTCAAGGTCCATCGGAAGGTTGCCCTTGCGTAGCTCGTTCTCAAGCGCTCGTTCGCACATCTGGAGAACCTTATCATCAGCTAGGTTGCTCTGAAAGAACGCTTCCATGAAGTCATTCGCACCATCGGTAAGCCCCTCTAATCCACGTCCCTGCCCTGCCAAACTTGATATGTACTTATATAGTCGGTCATCACGACCATTGCCTCCGCCCTCTGGCAGCTTTCCGATCCGATCCACAAGCTCTTGCGTGCGATCCCAGATGGGCTTGGTCAACTTCACGTCGTGAAGGGACATGCCCTCGAACTTCCATTGATTGAAGTCCACTACGTTTGCGGCAATTGTGACTGGAGCGAGTAAGGGTGGAGCGTACATTGGGAGGTCGTCGTGATCTGAGCCCTCGCTTACCACCCATTGATAGTTCTTGCTGGGCGGAGCGACAGCGTAGCCCTTGCTTCCGCGCAAGTCCAAGCCATCGCATCTGGGCCAGTCCACGTCGTTGCCATCAGCGCCGACCCTGTTTTTTATCCATTCAGAGCCCGTCGGGAACTTAAAGTAAAAGTGCCAGCCTTTTTTTGTACGTACTTTAATCGGCGTCTTCGTCATGCCCAGCCGCGTGGCCTCAGCCAAGGCGTCCTCGTTATCGCAATCGACAATCACCAAACCAGACAACGGGCCAGTGATTACAGCAATGCTTGCTTCGGGCCAACGCTCGAACCACTCTATTACTTCATCTTCTGTGGGTAGCTTTAGCTCATCGCAGTAGTGGCCCCACTTAACTGCGGGTCTTTTTGTCTCCGGCAGGATGGGTATCACTGCCCAGCCGCGATCCAGTAATTCCAGTGCTTCCTCTAGCGTCGTCTTCATTTAGCTTCTCCGATTTGAAGTATGAATTGAGATCGACCAACGGCCAGACCTCCTTAATTTGTGAAAGATAAGTGGAGGAAATGAAGTCGCGACGTATCCACCCGTACGGGATCGTACGGCATACGTTCAGCTTCTTAGCCAGAGATGGCGCGCCGCCGAGATCGTCAATTAGTTCTTTTATTTTGAAGCGCATTGTTTTTTTCCTCTTGCAACAACTAACGGCGTAACATATACGATACTCAGGCACAACTTATGTTTTAAAATTTAATCTCAAAGGACAACCTCATGAAGGAAGACGGCCTAATATTCGGAGACATTTGGCTCCCCGCTCCGCAGCCCCCAAAATCAGCAAGATTAAAACAAGCCGCACAGCAATACGCTGATTGCCTTGCGAAACTTGATGTTGCGAAGGTCTCATTGGATTATATCAAAGAAATTTTGGTCGCAGACTTACCCGAAGAAGTGGGCGAGTTCGCTATTGAAATGGAGGATGGTCGTACACTTGTCGTCCGTATTCCTGAGAAATTTGTTTGGGACAAAAAGTTGTTGAAAGATACGTACGAAGCAAGCGGCCTGCCCGATTGCGTCTCACAGTCCTTCACAGTTGATCGCAAGAAGTTAGATGCTGCGCCGCTTAACGTGCAGGAAGTTTTGAAAAAAGCGCTCACAATCGGATGTGGCGCACCAACTATAAAGGTTCAATCATGAAGATTACTCCACTCAAAACTAACGACATTAGTGTCGTCGGAGCCAGCAAGACGCTGGTGTACGGAATGCACGGTTCGGGCAAGACTACACAGTGCGCTAACTACGCCAAGCGTTTTGGCAAAGGTCTGATCCTATCGGGCGAAAGTGGGCTGTCGTCCATCGCAGACATCGCTTGCGATTACCTTCCGTTCACCACCTTCGACCGACCCACGAAGGAAGGCGAGTACAGCTTTCGAGACCTGACTAAGTTTGTCATGTCCAAAGAGTTTAAGGAAGCGGGTTACAAATGGATTGCCATTGATAGTGCGACCGAGCTTTCTCAGAAGTGCTTCGCAGATGTCGAAGCCGAGCTTGGCGCTGACGCGAAGAACGGTTTTGAGAAGTGGAGCCTTTACGAGCGCAAAATTACCGCTGCTTTGAAGTGGGTGCGCGATCTGGACATGCACGTACTCATTACCGCTCTGGCCGCTGAAGAGACGGACGACAACGGCACGACAAACTACTGGCCGATGATGGTTCAGAAGAAGGTGCAGAAGCTAATCCCTGCCCTGTATGACAACGTATTTTGCTTGGTGCGTAAGACCTCCGAGCAGAACGGCAAGATGGCCGTACGTCGTTATCTTGTGACAGATCAAGTCAATGGCTGGCACGGCAAGACCCGTGATCCTCACCGCCGCCTCGCACCCTTTGAGGAGTGCGATGATGTCACTGATTTAATCGAACGTATCTACATGAGCGACAAAGAGTTCGCCAAATACAATGGAAATGGAGCAACAACAAATGAGTGATTTTCTTGGATTAGAGGGCATGGATTTGTCCGGTGTCGATGTTTCGCGCAATAAAGTTCTGCCAATCGGCAAGCATGAGGTGACTATAACCGATGCGTCCGTCGAGCGGGACGACGCTAAGAACACTGCGCGTCTTGTACTATCATATAGTAACGACGATGGCGGTATTCGTCAGTGGATTTATGTCTTTCACGGCAACTCGCCTGCTGCGACAGAGATTGGCAAGAAGCAACTGAAAGAGCTCCTTATGATCCTTGGAAGCGACGGGAACGAAGCCCCAAGCGTTTCCTTCTTCAAGGGTAAGAAGGTCGGTATCATGGTCAAATCCGAGGAGTACAACGGAAAGACCAATAGCAAGGTCTCGTATCACTTTGCACCCACAGGTGGTAAGCCACAGACCAGCGGCTCAAGTGCGCCCTTAGACGATGAAATTCCCTTTTAAATGCACCCAGTACACCCACAAGCTCAGGCACTAATTGATGCCATCGACGAAGGCTACGCCAACGAAGACCGAGGCGTAGCCCGTGCCTACATCGGCGCGTCGATGGCGGGGACTGAGTGCATCGCACAGATGGCTCTATCCCTGCGCGGGTTTCCAGACGTTGACCCTGACCCACAGTTAAAAAGAATATTCTTTGCTGGGCACAGGATCGAGGACTGGGTTGTTCGCGATCTAAAGAACAAAGCGAACTTGCGGGTGTACGAAAAGGACGAGGTGACAGGCAGGCAGCACCGAGCAGAATGGCTTGGTGGGCATGTCGTCTGTAACACGGATGGGCTGGCCGACTTCGAAGACGGCACGGGTCCAATGATCCTTGAGATCAAAAGCATGAACGACGCGAACTTTAAGAAAACCGTTTCGTACGGTGTGAAGGTTTCGCACAGAAAATATTATCGCCAGATGCAAATGATGATGGCGATGATGAGAATTGAGCGTAGCTTGTTTGTATCTTACTGTAAAAATAACTCTCAATATCACGCTGAAGTTGTCCTCTTCGATCAAGAAGAATGGGACACGATGTACATAAAGATACAAGCTACGCTTGATGGGCAGGCGGGACGATGCGCAACCGAACCAGAAAGCTGGAACTGCAAGTCGTGCTTTAAAAGGAAAAGTTGCTGGGAAATCCCAGACGTTACTCCCGCCTGTCACTTTTGTACGAACAGCTTCGCCAACAAGGACGGCGGCTGGACGTGCAAACTAACGAACCGAGAGGCCGTAGAAGTTTGCGGCGAATATGAAATGCTCAGACCCACGGAGAAAACCTAATGGATACACTAAACGAACTGAGCATCGCCCGTCAGGGTATCATCCGCAAGGAAGCAGAGATCGAAAGCATCTTTGACCGCATCGAGGCGCTTGATCCGGTTGACCCAGACGATGTGCACCGCG